ATAATAGTTTCACCTATTATAAATTTATCTTGTGCAGATATGAATAAACGATTATTAACTAAATCTTCCGCTAATATTGTTGATGTTGCATTTGAAGTTTGACCTATAATAATTTCGCCATTTGTAAATTTTCCGTAAGACGAACTTTCTAAAAGTACTTTATCACCTTCATCTATTGGTGTTATACTAGAACCAATCTTTGAAGCATTTAATATTATTCTATCTTTAATATTTGTATCAGCTTCTAAAATAATACCATCAGTTGTCTCTGTGGCCGTAACAGACAATTCGGCCGATTCCATAAATTTGTAATAAGCTTTTAAAAATTCTACAAAATTAGGATGATCTTCTACAACAAATTGAGGTACTTGTGAATTTATTAAATTCGTTAACTTATTATTAAATTTAGACATCTTTATCTACTTGATATAGTTGTATAACCTATTCCCGCATCAGAAGAACCAGTAACAAAGGCATCTACTTCTACAGTGATTGAAGAATTTATTAAATCTATTTCTAATGTTTGATCTCTAACAGGAACTATATCATTTGATTGAGGAACTACAATTAATTCTATAAAAGTAGAAACATTACCTCTAATATTTTCAATAGATGTAATATTTAAAGTACTTAATGTTATTTGGCCTGTTGTATAATTTATTGTGCCTTGATTTGTTATTGAATACACTCTGGTAGAACCTGTTAATCTATATCGTCTAACATTACCAACACCATCATCATCTAAGTAATAAATGTTTGTGGTATCTCCATTTATTTTAAATCCTGATGATTGCAAAATACCACCATTAGAAGCATTATATCCTGTAACAGGATTGTATAAAGCATTTCTAAAATAGATATTATATTTCTGTGTTGAATTTAATATTGGAGTAAATGTTTTTTTTATTTTAATTGTAGTTATGTTAGATATAATACTTGTGTCAGTATTATCAATTAAACCTACAATTTTTGAATATCTAAAAATACCATCAAATCTTTGTAATGTAGTGTTATTATAATTTGATATATTAGTTATAACATTTGTTTTTAAAGTATCTGCTGAATAAGAAGTTAATCTTGAATCATATTTAATATTACTTGTTAATAATATGTAAGTAGTTTCAGGATCAACAATAATAGGCCTTACAGCAGCAACGTTATATTGTTTTAACTGAGAAACGATGGATTGTTTTGTATAATTTGTTAAGGTAGAACCTGATGCTGCTTTGATTGCTATTTTAACGGCACCATAAGTTGGAGTTTCGTCATTTTCTCCGCCCCAAGCACTTACTGATAAAGCATTTGGATAAATGTCTCTAACTAATGCCTCATAATCTGTTGTAGTAACGGCACGATTTTGAGCCGCATAAAATAATGGCGCATTAAATCTAATAGATTCTTTTGATTCGGCCGCACCACCTCCTTGAGATACCGAATTTGTAGTTATTAAAACATCTGAATAACCATTAATCGTATTCGATACCGAAAAAGAAGAAGCGCCGTTTGATTGATCTCTATTTGTTACAATATATTGAAGTATAACAATATTGCCGTCATCTAATTTTTTACCAATTATATTATCTCCAAAATAAACTTCAAATTTACCATCTTCAACTTCTTGTATTAAATAAATTGGTACTGTACTAAAATCTCTAGTTTGAACTGTAACATCAAATCTATTAAATATTGTTTGTGTAAGATCGGTTGCACTATTTTGAACCGTTACTGATAATGTTGTCATATCAGTAGTATTACTAGGAATTATAAATTTTTGATCTGTATCAGTTGAATCAACAGTGTATCTATAAGTAACTAAAGTTCCTTCATAAACATTTACGTTTTCAAATTTGTAAAGGCCACTTGAAGGAGAAATTGTATAATCTTCATTTGTAATATATTGATAGGTTGTTCCATTTACAGAAGTTGTAAAGGGTGTTCCTTTAATCATAGTTAAAGTAGAACCGGCCGCATCATTTACTTGAACAGTAATATTTGCAACTGGTGCTGTTACTGATGCTGGAGTATATCCTAACATCTTTGCAATTGAAACAATATTTTTTCTAATGTCAGCACTGTCTAAGTACATTTCATTTGCTAGCATGTTAGCATTAAAACCAAGATAGTGTGTATTATAAGCTAAGACATCTAAAAGAACGGAAAAACCTGAACCTTCAAAATTATAATCTGAAAATTCAGCTTGGCTTTGTAAAAACTTTTTAAGATTAAGTTTTATATTATCAAAATCAAAATCTGATACTTCTAATTTATTACTTGCCATATTATCTTAGTCTTTCTAAAAAAGTTTGTACAGTTACTAATTCTGTTGTACCAATAACATAAAAATAAACTGATAATTGATATGAATTGCCATCATAATCAGGTGTTGCATAGATTTGTACTAGTCTAATTCTTGGTTCAAAATTAATCAATACTTCTTGTACTTTTCTTTGCAAATTCAAAGCGGTTAATGGTGTCATATTTTCAAATAACAAAGCTCTAACATCAGAACCTATTTCAGGATGAAAAGGCCTTTCAAAGTGAGAAGTATTGATTAAATTTCTAACACTTCTTTTGACAGCTTCTATATTTGTTAATTTATTAACATCATTAGTTACCACATTACGACCAAAATCTAAATCCAAATCTTTATAATTTACATTAGCACGTTTGCTATTATTAGTAAGAGAGGCATCGTAATTTGGCATAAGTGGTAATATTTATACAATATTCCTATAGTTATTACGAATTATTGGTTCTTCCTGATACACCAGTTGTATATCTCGGATATCTTTGTTTATTTGCACTTCTAAACCCATAATTTACTTTGGGATATGCAATTTTCATTTCTTTCTTTAATAATGTGTAAATTCCAGGTCCGTAAGGACTTCCTAAACCAGTAACGGCATCCCAACTATCTGCTGTAGTAGTATAACCATTTGCATACCCTCTAACGTTATCTCCTAAAGCAGTATCTCTATATGTTGAAGGATTGGCATAAAAAAATTCATTTACATGACCCATTCTTTTACTTGTAAGTACATTAAATCTTACTATCATTCCAGCTATCCAAGGTGCAGCCGCACTTGTTCCACCATATTGACTTAAACCTCCATTAACATAAAATTGAAAACCTGTACCTGGATCTGAAGGAGCACTTATGTCAGGAACACCTCTCTTAGGTAATTGTGTTGGAGTTCCTGTTATTCCTCCTAAAGTTTTAGTTGTGTATTTGCAACCTATTTGATAAGATGGTAAATTATTAACATTGCTAATACCTCCACCCGAACCACTCCATCCTATTTCTTGTGAATAAGATTGTTTATCATTACTTAAATAGATAGTAGTTCCTCCACAAATACAAGCATTAAGATCAGTAGTTATTCCATAAGGAGAATACATATTAAAATTTTGAGCACCTGCATCTCCTGAAGCCACTAATATTGTAACACCTACAGCTACACAAGCTGCCATGGCATCAGTAAACCAATATAATGGATTATAATCTCCAAATGCCCAACTACAACTAATAACACTAGGACTATTTGTAGTATCTGCTGCTACTGTTAAAAAATTATCTATAACTCCCTGAAAAGAATTAGGAGCATTATAATAAGCAATCTTTGCTCTAGGCGCAACCGCACCAGCACAATAAATGTCCAACATACTTTCAGCATCACTTGTAGTTAATGTTGTTACGCCGTCAGTATTAATCGTTACAATAGTAGGTGGAGTAATTCCTATTCTACTGAAAGAATTATTAACATCAGTTTGATTCCAACCTGTTTGATAACCTGAATAAGTTAATTCATAAATTCCAATACAACCACCGTAACCATCTCCGGCCGGTAAATTATAAGCATTTGCAACTTCAACAGGAGTAACAGCACCTATGTAAACACTTGGAGGAACATTTTCAGGTGGCACATATTCTTCTTCAACAAATCTTATTGCTGATGGTCTTGCTACTACTATTTTATTATCTAAACCTAAAACTCTTTCTACTACAGAAGATATTTCTGTAGGAATATTAATATCTCCTTCATGTGTCGTATAAGTTCTATCACCATCAACCTCAGTTTGTAGTGTTATTGAAAATATATCATTAAACGTACCTATTGTTCCTGATACTTTAACGGATGATTTTAACCTACAATCATCTTCTATAGTTAATCCTTTTGATGTAACATAATCTGTTACTAATTTAATATCTTCTTCAGTTGTACCAAATTGATAAGTAAATTCTTCGTGTGTTAAAATAGAATTTTCTTTTGATTGTATACCTTTAACATATTCCGATAAAGATTGGCCGTTTTCATGCAAATCTCTTTTAAGATATAAAGTAACTAATATTGTTTGATTAACATCTGCGTTTGTAATTGCAGGCATCTTACGACTCTAATTGTATGTATGTCAATGTTACGGTAACTGTAGATGCACTACCACTTAAATTTGTTACTCTGATAGGCACATCTGTTGTTACAGGATTTTCATTATTATAACCCAATACAGCGGGGGTTAATATTACTGTTTGACTTCCTGAAGTTATAACTTCTGCAAGTACTCCAGAACCAGGTGTTGGATCTGTATATTGACTTCTACTTACATCTGCCGTTCTTGATGAATCGTCAGTATAAATTCTAATCCAAGAAGCAACATTTGTTGTAACTTTTAATAACATATAAGATTTAGAACCAGTTATATTAGCAGTAACAACTCCATTATTAGGCAAACTACTTGTAGTAACACTTGCAGTTGTTCTTGATTGTAATCCACTTGCTGTTCCACCTGAACCGGTGTAACCTGTATCACCTTTAGATCCTGTATAACCTCCTGCAGGACCTTGTGAACCTACAAATCCAGTTTCTCCTCTTGAACCTGTAAATCCAGCGCCTTGTGATCCTGTGTAACCTAAACTTCCTGTATAACCAATTACTGTTGAAGCAGAGCCGGTATATCCTGTTGATCCTGTGTAACCTATGTTACCTTGATATCCTTGAATACCTTGACTGCCTGTATAACCAGCACCAGATGATCCTGTATAACCTGTTGAACCAGAATATCCTTGCGAGCCTGTATAACCTAACGAGCCTGTAAATCCGTTTCCTCCTCTAGGACCCTGATCTCCTTGTGAACCGGTGTAACCAGATGAACCTGTGTAACCTAAACTTCCTGTGTAACCAACTACAGTTGAAGCCGAGCCAGTGTAACCCAAAATACCTTGATCGCCTTTTGATCCAGTGTAACCTGTTGTGCCTTGATCGCCTTTTGATCCTGAATAACCTAAATCTCCTTTTGATCCTACATAACCTGTTGAACCGGCAGAACCAGTATAACCAGCACCACTAGATCCTGTATATCCTCTACTGCCTGCAAAACCATTTATTCCTGCAGGTCCAGCTAAATTAATTGTCCAACTATCATAACTTCCTGTACCAATATAACTTATTTTATCAAATGTGAAAAATCCATTACCATCATTATAAGATGTTACCATTCCATATTGAATATTATTTGAATCCGCTGAAAGAATAATATTCTGTCCTACAGAATATGCTAAACCTATTCCTATAATAATTGTTTGAGAACCTGTACTTGATAATGTAAATGTACTATTAGAATATGTTAAAAAAGTATTTCCCGCTTCTCCTTGAGAGCCTGTATAACCACCTGCCGGTCCTTGTTCACCTTTTGAACCTGTGTAACCATTTGTTCCAGCAGAACCAGTATACCCCAAATCTCCTTTTGAACCTACGTAACCAACTCCAGCAGATCCTGTATAACCTACTCCTTGACTGCCTGTAAATCCTGCTGTGCCTTGAATACCTTGATCACCTTTTGATCCGGTGTAACCTTGTACACCTTGAATACCTTGTGAGCCGGTATAACCTAAACTTCCAGTATAACCTTGTGAGCCTGTATAACCTATTATACCTCGAGAACCTGTGTAACCAAAATCTCCTTGTATACCTTGTGAACCAACATAACCTGTATCACCTTTTGATCCTGTATAACCTTGTGAACCATTATAACCTCTCGAACCTGTATAACCTTGTACACCAATGGCTCCATCTATGTTAACTATCCAAGAACTTAAAATACTATTTTGTACATTACCGTTGTTTGTAACAACACCCACCATATTACCATTACTAATATCAAATGATAAAATTTGAGCATGTAAATGATTTGTTGGTGATGGATTTCCTAATGATGGAGCTTCAGCAATTATAACTGTCTGTTGTGGTGTAAAACTTAAAGAAAATTCAGAAGTTGTTAAAGATATAGTATCATTTAAAGCATAAGAAGATAAATTTAAACTAGTTTGTGATGTTGTTTTATATTTGTCTCCTGCAGTACCTTGCGAACCAATGTAACCAGTTGCGCCTTGTTCACCTTGAGGTCCTTGTGAACCTGTGTAACCTAAACTTCCTGTATAACCTTGTGAACCTGTGTAACCTAAACTTCCTGTATAACCTTGTACGCCTTGTGAACCTGTGTAACCTAAACTTCCTGTATAACCTTGTACGCCTTGTGAACCTGTGTAACCTAAACTTCCTGTAAACCCTTGTATGCCTTGATTACCTTGATCGCCTTTTGATCCAGTATAACCAATTACACCTTGTGAACCGGCATAACCTGAACTTCCTGTATAACCAACTACAGTTGATGCTGAGCCTGTGTAACCGATATCACCTTGTGAACCTGTATAACCACCTGCCGGTCCTTGATCACCTTGTGAACCTGTGTAACCTAAACTGCCTGCTGAACCTGTGTAACCAGCGCCAGCTGATCCTGTATAACCTAAACTTCCTGTGTAACCTGAAGTTCCTGCTGAACCTGTATAACCTAATCCAGCTAAAGGTTGACCATTAAGTGTAATAGTAGTTGCATTTAAAGAACCTAGATTTAAACTTTTTGTAGTTGTGTTACCATTTGCTAATACTCTATCAATTGTCGTGTCTTGTCGTAGATCACGTAAATTCTCGTCCATCTCATTGTAAGTAAGAGCGGCTCCTTTTGTATTTCGATAGACTATAGTCATACTTTATTTATTCTTTATTATTGATTTTGAACAGTAACATATCCACTTTGTACATAATTTAATAACATGTACAAATAATCGTATTGAGAGTTATCATCTGTTTTATTTCCAAAATCATCATAATATATACCAATAAGACTCTGATATGTATTACCAACTATCGCTGGGTTATTATCAAAGTAACCAAAAGCTGCATATTCAAATCTTTCAGTTTCAGCTTTTGTTGGTTGACTTGTAAATGTTAAACCTGATGAATCCAATTGTGCCATATTAATCCGCAAATACGTTTGTTGAACCGGTAGCTGCCTTATTTGGTACCCAACAACCATGTCCGCCTGTTGCATCTTCTTTTCTATGTACGCCTATATTATTTACGAATACTGTTGTACTTCCTTCAACTGCAGGATCTGTACAAGCACATATATCTCCAATTCTAACTGCTTTTGCACCATTTATAAAAACATTTTCAGAACCAGTCTTATAAGGTGTTTGATGATAAGGTACTTTTACACAAGCATGCCCAATATGTCGGTCTAATCCTACCCTACAAATTCCTGGCATTTTTTTATCTTCCTTGGCCTCTATAAGCCTTGAAACTTCTTCTTTTATGTTTATTCATCATAGATTTACTGTGAAATCCACGACCAATGCTAGTTCTTTTTGGTTTAGCTGCGTTTCTTAATGCGTTTGCGCTGTTTGTAAATTTTTTTGCCATTATTTTTCTTTTTTTTAAGTTTTTTCGAATCAAAATCTTGAATCATAAACGACAAATCATCAATTTTATCAAAATCAATCATATATTTACTATTTATAAAGAATTTTGTTGTTGTATTTTTACAACACTCAATTAAGTTACTGTTTTTGTTGCCTTTTATTTTTAAAAAAGTGCATTTTTCGCTTGTTTTAAGTAAAAATACAGTGTATATTATATGTATATTAACAACAAAAAAAATAAAATAAATGTTTACTAAAGAAGATGTTAAATCATTGTTACTTGTTGCTGCTATTGTACTAGGAAGTTACGCTTTATTTTACATTGGAGCAAAATATATGGTTGCTTATGGTACTGCTAACTGTATTATAGGTTGTATTTAATGAAA